AATACTGGTGAAGTTTTTGGATCGAAATATGAGGGATACTCGTACAAATTGGATGATAACACACCTACGTTTAATGGTATGTGTATGGGGACTTGGGTTTCAAACACTAAACCTACTTGCATAATAGGTTTTCATTTAGGTGGATCGACTGGAACACCACATGGTTGTTGTGGAGCTTTAGATATTTTTAGTTTAGAAACTGCAATTGATGTAGTGTTAAAACGGAACATTGATGCTCTTGATTTGAGTTCCGAGGGGGAGTTTGATCCTCATTTTGGTATAGCACACTGTAAACATACTAATCCAATTTTGACACCAGACGTGAAACCTGACCATCCTATGCTTTTTATACCTAGAAACGATTACATAATCAATTATGGTGATATAGGTCCGACACATAAGTATCGTACTAAAGTGGAAATACGTAAATACGCCCAAGATTTTTTTTCTTTTATTGGGAGGGATATAATTTATGGACCACCCAATATGAATGCACCACCCAAATGGTTCCACTTTTCAAAAAATTTATTTAAGTTTGCAGAACCTGGTATTGGTCCAAAATCTTGCATTTTACAAAGGGCTGTACAAGATTATTTATTACCCATAAGGAAAAATTTAAAATTATTTGCTGCCACTGGTAATTTGTTTTCTCGACCACTGACTAATGCAGAGGTTTTGAATGGAATACACGGCATGCGTTTCATTGACAAAATGAAGGGTAATTCTTCTATGGGATTTCCTTTATCCGGAACATTGTCCGAATATGTTGAAGGACCGGAAGGCTCGAAGCGTTTTAAAAAAGAAGCAGAATTTTTATGGGATCGTGTGACTCAAATGGAAGAGGATTATATTAAAGGAAAACGGTGTTATCCTGTTTTTACAGCACATTTGAAAGATGAACCAAAAAAAAATAGGCAGTGAGAAAGTGCGAGTGTTTTTTGGTGCTTCAACAGACCTTAAATTGATTGTCCGTAAGTATTACTTACCTATTGTTAGGTTGTTATCCGAAATGCCACTAATGTCAGAATGTGCTGTTGGGATTAATAGTCACGGTACAGATTGGGGGGAAATGATTTCACATATTTCATTCCATGGTGAAGATCGGATAGTTGCTGGTGATTATTCTGGATATGATCAACAATTACCATTGAATGTTACTCAAGCTTGTATGGGTATTTTAATTCAAATGGCTGAAGATATTGGATACGATGCTGAGTCTTTAGTCATTATGAGATCTATTATTCCTGACATTACCACACCTGTTGTCAATTTTTATGGATCATTAATAATGTTAATGGGAGGCAATCCTAGCGGTCAAAATTTGACCGTTTATTTGAATTCTTTAGTGAATTCCATTTTGTCACGGTGTGCATTTTATAGTTTAGCACCTTCGCAGAGCTTTGCCTATTATCGGAAATATGTGCACCAAATTACATATGGGGATGATGACGTTGGTTCCGTTTCTACTTTGTGTCCTTGGTTTAATTCTGTCTCTAAAGCGGAAGTATTACATTCTTATGGATTAACATACACACCACCTTCAAAAACTGGTTCCCATGTAGCTTATATGGACTTAAAAGATG